TATTGCGCAGGGACACCAAAGACCCCAAATTTCATAAATCTTACCCCCCCCTACAGCGTCAGAACGGGCCGTTCTGAGGTCGTGGAGGGCTCTTTTATGTGTGGAGGGCGATTAGTCTGCCTGACTAAGAGCCCGTGCCCATGTTGTGCTCTCGATCATGGCAGTGATGACACAAAGACATCAGGTTATCCCATGTGTAGGTCAACTGCGGATGCGAGTGCCTGGGCAACAGGTGATGCACGACATCAGCCATAAGCCCACAGCGCTCGCAGTAGGGCTTCTGCATGAGGTATCCCCTGCGCAGGCGCGACCATCGGTAGCCTAGGTGTGTGCCCTCTGCGGCCTGCCTGCGTGCACGCTCTGCATCGCGTTGACGCTTGACCTCCACATCGGCTGTGGGGTTGTGGGCGAAGGTGGGTATCACTGGCCTTGGCTTAGGCTCATTCCCCATCAGGCTCTAACTCCAGTGCGGTGAGCACCCCATTCATGCGCTGCAGGCAGGCGATGAAGTAGGCATCGACTAAGTCATTCACTGGGGACTTAGAACCTCGATCGCGTTTGCGCCCAAACAGGGCGTTCAGGTTCACCCCAGTGCGCTCCTCAAAGGCCAGTGCCATGTAGTCCTTGTCCGCATTGCCGACCCCAGTGCCAAACCGCTTGACCTTTGTAGGAGCGTGAATGTCGTAGGGGATCGCGTTCTCATGGAGCACATACTTCAGGAGGCCTGTGTTCTCAGCAATGTCGAACAGCGCTCGACCCCGAGCGCCGAACGCATAGCCTTCAATGCCCACTGAGGTCACTTTGCACACCTGCAAGATAGAGAGAGCCCAATGGGCAATCGTTTGGAACCTGCTTGTCTGTGATGCCCAATCGGCAATGCAGGTGCCGTGAATGTTTGGGGTTTCGACTACATGGCCCTTGGTCGAAGTGAGGTAGTAGAACTGACATTCGCTAAACGGACGAAACACACTAAGGAGGGTGCTCTCAGTGTGCATCACGCAGATGGCTGGGCAGCGAATGGAGTAATCGATCCCCGCGACGGTGGTGGGATCAATCACGGTTAGTTTCTCTCCTTGCCTGGAGTCTAAGGTTGGCCCTCATGTCCTCCATGTGCTCTGTATCTGAGCGCTTCGCAAGTCTCGTCATCTCAGCCTGCCATCCGATCTGGAACCACACAGGCTGAGAGAAGAACCAATCGTCGACCCAGTCAAAGATGTCTGGTGATCGGCTGTGAGTCGTGCAGGCCATGATCGCGTAGTGCAGGTCATTGGCTGACCGCCAGTAGTCCGTCTTCTCGCGGAACTTGTCGGCAAGTTCTTCTGCGGTGGGCTTGGTCATGGTGTCTCCTTGTAGCAATCCCAGCCGCGACGAATAGCAACTTTTTTTGCCATCTCAGGGGAAATTAATAATCCTTGTTGACAAACCCATCGCCGCGCTTCGTCGCGCTCGCGCGTCACACGCTCGAGCGCCTCGACTGTCGTGAGGTACAGTCGGCATGTCGCAATAATGCTGAGATGTTCCGTCCACGGCGCTTTGCAAGACTCGCACTTGTAAGTGATTTTTTTCGTCATATCGTGCCATCCTTTGTAGGTGGTGCCTGATGCGAGTAGCGCTCGATCGCGCCGACGAGCTCGCCGCGCAGGTTGGGCCGTGCTCGTCTCGCAACAATGTCGCTGACCGCCAGTAAGTGCGACTTGCGCCAACGAGAGCGGTCTGGTGGTGGGTAGATCCACCCTGCAGAGTGGAGGAGATCGAGCGCGTTGCTGACCTCTGTAGGATCAGCCTGATCTACCTCTCTCCTAATCGCATCCCATTCAGCGTTGACCTCGCGGGTTTCGTCCTGGAGGGACTGTGCGCGTTTGAGAATCGAGGTGATGCGGTTGCCGCTTTCGGCGTTCGCCTGGTCGTCGATCGTGATCTTCGTGTAGTACTCAAAGAACTTCGCCGCGATGAAGCGTCCTCGAACGCCACCATAGTCAAGCGCGTAATTGTCGAGCGCAGTCAAGCACTTCTCGATCTTGAGCCCAGCGATTCTGACTTTCGCAAGAGAGAAGATGTCTTCATCCATCTCTCCTCTAAACAGCCTGCGGGTCTTCGCCACGAATTCTGCTAGTTCGGCTGAGGTCATGAGACCACCTCCCTGTGAGCGATCGCATAGAGAGAGAGAGGAGATTCATTGGGCGTAACGGAGGAAACAGAACGGAAATTGAGCAGCCGAACCGATAGGGGGATTCTAAAGGGGGTTATCCCCATTCTGTCAAGGGGGTAAATTGGGGAATTACGAATATTTGTGAAATGGATATTCATGAATCGCCTTCCTGCTCTTCAGTGATGCCAACCACAACCAGTTTCGTTCCGTGCTTTTCCACAATGCAGCGAGTCTCCAGGCTAAAGGCCTGATTCGCTTCGATCGCACTTGCAATGGTCGGGTCAAAGATCGCGAGGGTCTTCTGTCCTTCCTGATCGATGCGCCAGACAGGTGTCCCCTTGGCGTTCGTCACTACCGTAACAGTGGCTTTGGGGCTGACCTCAATAAACTGGTGATCATCCTTCACTGGCTCAACCTTGAGAGGTGAGGGTGGTGAGGGTCGAGGTGAGGGTGTCGCGGTGATCTGCTTCTGTTCGGGTGCGGGTTCCGATGCTTGAGCCATCTCTTCGGGTGCATAGAGACCGCTTAGTTCAGCAGCGAAAGACTTGCGAAGGGCAAGCGCTTCGGCGCACTTGGACAGCATCAAGGCAGGCATCTTTCCCCACATTCCAATCGCTTTCTCATCCTTGTTTTTTTGCGAATACTCTCGCCACAGCGCAATCGCGTAACAGGCTTCGCGGAACCCCTTGCGGTAAACACCTATTCGGCAAGCGTTAGGGGGCTCACTTGACAGCCAGACATCGCGCCAAACACCATCAAGCCCGCACCACTGGGGCAGGGTCTGCCCCTCGTACTCGCCAGAGCGCTGAGCAATCAAACGGAACCCGTCAATGCTGACTTGTGTCTGCATGGTTTCGCGTTGCGCTTTTGTGTCCCACCGCTTCACCGCAAAGATTTGCCTGCTGAATGGATCGAGGCCAGTTCGATTGCAGATCGCAAGAAACATCTCTATTTCGTCGCGTGATGAATCCTTGCAGAATGTCCGTGCGATCAGGTCGTACTTCTCCTGGGCGAGGTTCTTCTTCAAGTGTGCGAGATCACTCATTGTCACCCCCACTTCCACCAAACAGGGCGACAAGGGCGAACGGCGAAGCAGCGAAAGCCAGCTGCACGAACTGAGAAATCAGGTCTTGAATCATTGGGTTCTCTCCAGAGGTCCGCGAACGATATCGCGAGACACCCCCTATCGGCACAGTTGACAGGGGCTCCACAGCAAAACTTCAGATTTATTTCACCCCGTTTAAACGCTTTCGGCGCTCTGCGCACTTGCAATTGTCGGGCTTGACCGCCTTGACGATCTCGCGCACCACAGGCAGACCAAGCGCAGTGTGGATGACATCGCCAAGCCCTCGTGGCGGTCCCTCGTAGTGATCACATTGCCTGCAGACCCCCACAGAGGGCCGCTCACCGTATTCCTGCACCGCGACCAGCCGAACACACCGTTCGGATACCCAAGCGTCACAGGGCGGTCTAGGAGCTTTAGACATAAGTGGCGGGATTGATCCCGCACTCCATGGTGACATTGGTGCAGGAATTGACCTGCACGCTGTGGCTTTGGCACTTGGCACCAAAGGGCAACAGTGAGCCCGTGAAACCCGCATACGGGGCAATTGGGATGAGTCCAAGAGTTGTGGCGGGGATCTGGAACGAGCAGTTGTCTGGCGCAGGATCTTGCGCGGAATACTCCTCAGTAAACATCACAGCGAATGAACCGTTTCCGCTGAATCCGTGGTTTCTCAGCAAATCACCGTAGCAAGTGTTTGGAACTTCAAAGGTGTTGTCACAAATGATCACGCCTGTGTTTTCTTGCGCCGTCATCGCCCTGTTGTTTCCAAAGAGATCATCGAGCGGTTCACAGACCGATGTCCATTGTAGCACTGCACCGAGCAGGCGAACACCCACCGCTACCTCTGGGCAGTTTCCGTAATCCTCCCAATCATGCTCGACCATTGTGGTGGCGTTTGAGATCTGAACATCACAGAGTTGCAACTGGTGGCGGATTGCCGAAGGGCCAGACATAGTGCTGCAAGGTTCCGAAGAACCACATTGGACCTGCAGGCATCCCTCAACTGATTTGTTAATGTTGATGAGCCGCAAGAAATCAGCGCAAGGCCCACATGAATCTAGAGGAGCAGATATTTCCACGAAGCCAGTGACCGTGAAAACACCAAAACCCTCGTAGTAGCAACCGCAATTCTCGAGGCCTCCAGGCACCTTGGTCACAGTCATGCCGCCAACCTTAGTAATGGTAAGTTCGATGTGGTAGTTGTAGTCGTTGTGAAGGAGCCCGCACTGCGGAGTGGTGCAGAAAGTAGTAACTACCTCCTTCTTGAAGGTGGCAACATCGTTGAAGGGCCAACTCGCAATGTAGGAACTGGGGGAACTTTCGCTGCAAAAGCAAGTGCATCCGCAGTTCTCGCTAGGCACTGGATAGCAGCACCAAAACGCCCAGTTGCTCATCTACTTCTCCTTTTTGACGAACTTCGGCTGAGGCACCATGATTCCTGCCGCACCAGTCAGTGCAGCGAATATAAGCCCACCGTAGGGGATGCCGTCGGTGCCTGTCTGCGCGAGCGTGAGGCCGACGCTGACCCACTGGTTAAGGAGCTCGTACCGAGCGTTCGCATCGTCCATCGCGATCTGGAAGCGCTTCGTGTTTGATGTCACAAAGTTGCTCCAGTCTTCAAAGACTGCGTCGGCCTCATCGAGCGTGAGCGATCCCACAGGCAGATCGACGGCCACCATCACATCCTTGGGAGCGTTTACCTTAATCCAAGATTGAAGGTTGCACCCTTGGACTATCGCAAGGCCAGCAATGGCAAGCATGAGAGAGAAGAAAACAATCCTAGATTTTGTGTTCAATGTAATTGACCCGAATGGTGAGTTCTTTGATGTCGGTTTCAATGTCGTTCATCTTTGCGTTGTTAGTTTGCAGCAGGATTCGGATCTCAGCAATTGCAATATGGATTTGATTCAGATGCTGGGACAGATTCCACCCAATCCACACGAGCGTGCAGATGATTCCCAGTGCGGTCGATGCAAGGGGTAGATCAATCATGTGGGGATCACTTATAAAAGGCGTAGACGGCACCCGCGCCACTCACCGTTTTGAAGTAGAGGTGTGCGGGGTCATCAACCATCGTGTATCGACCAGCAGGAATAGTCGTTGAAAATGTGTTGTTCGATGCTGTAGTCATGATGCTGTCAACAGTGATGGTAAGCGTAATGACTTTTTCGCCTATAGAAGTCGCACTAAGCGCGGTATAGGTTGAGGCATTTGTGGTGATGTTGGTGAGTGAATGAACTGGCATGGTTGTCCTTAATAGTTAGTTGGTTTATGTCCATTCGGGATCGGCGATTGTTGTTGCGCCAGTCCACAGTTTAGTGACTTTGATCCAAGACCCTGCTTTTGTTGCACAGGTTCCTGTTGGACCAGCTGAGAAGGTGAGTGTTGGCGTAAAGTTGGTGGCATCTACCACAGTGATTCGACCCGTAAACTTGATGACGGTGTATGTCTGAGTGCTTGTAGTGTTGATTGGACCACCAATTGAGGTAGCAAACATGGTCATATCCTGAGCACGCTGAACGCCACCATATGAGTTGATTCCCGCTGCAATGCAGGTGAAGTGGCATGAGCCATTACCAAACTCTGAGAAACCAATAGCGGTTGTGTGCGTGGTGGTTCCTGCTGCAATGACATAGGATCCTTCAAAGGCATAAACCGAGTTTGCTTCTAATGCAAAGGTATCCTGTGGTGTGGCGAAGACATTCTGAGTCGTGGTGGATGAATTGCTAAGAGATCTATCCGCCAGCAGTGTGCTGTAGTACGAAGTCTTCACATAGGTACTGATCAATACATTTGCCCACAATGCACCCGAATATCTCAGGAAAGAACCCGTTGCAGGCGCACCCTGAACTGTATTACCACGAATTGCAAACACGGTGTTTGCACCGCTGTCTCCTGTGACATCACCCGATAGAGTGACTGCACCAACTGTTACATCGCCAACAGTGAGAACTACATTCTCTTTTTCAAGAACCTCAAGCGCAAGCACATTTGGCGCAGACACAGACAGCGCCACAATGCTTGGAGGTGTGATTGTGATGTCACTCATACTGTGGCTTCTGGGTTCTGGGTGAATGTGCCCGAGAGGTAAGTAGTGATCACACCACCAACACTTAGTTGGAAGTCATAGAGATAGATGGTTCCTGCCGCAAGTCCCGCCGACGCTGCAGCAGTGACCGTCACGGTGAATGTGGTATTCGGCGCGGTGTAGGACGAAGTGATCCCGCTTGCCCCAGTCAAAGACAGCGATGGCGATGCACCAAATGCTGTCACTAGGTCCATCCTTGGCGTTGCTGCAGTAAGGTTTCCCGCCAATTGAAAGGATAGATTGAAGGTATCACCTTGATGGTTTGTGATGTCGTAGTTGGCTGGCATTGGGTTCCTTAGACGGGGCAGGCACCATCGACGGCCTGTGTGTTGACAATGAGATAGATCTGCTTCCCGTCGAGCGTCTTGGTGGACATCGCCAGCACAAACGACTCAGAGGGGATCTTCACAGGAACAATGCCTGTGGGCAAGTTAGAAATCAGAACCCCGTAGGAACACTTAGCAGCGCCGATGTCGTTGCTTAGTTCAGACATCGAGAGCGCATCATAAGTTGCTAACTCTGAGTCGATCAGTTCAGGGTCGTACGAGGGCGTATTTCCTACGCGAGCGGGTTGCAGCTTGTACAGCCAACGGTACGAGGAGCCTGAAATGGCTGTTGACGAGACCACGAACATGAGCCGAAACGGGTTGAATAGTGGCGGTTGCGGTCTGCAGAAGTTGGCGATGTCTGCGGGTCGATTGTTGGCGATGTTCTTTTTGTTCATCAGTAAGTGCTCCAGTATCCGCGCTTCGTGATGTACTCAAGCGATGGCGCTGCACCTGTGTCGCCAAACCATACACCCGCAAACGCAGACCCGACGCTCTTTTGTCGCTTCCACTTGACCTCAGTGGCATTGTCTGCGGTCATGGCTACGGTTCCATCATTGTTGTACTTTGGAACTTGCTCGTGACGAAAATATGAATCAGCAAGAATCTCAAAGATGATTTCGTAATAGTTGCCGCCGAGATGGATCATGGAAGCGCCTTCACACAGCAAGGTTCCCGCTGTGTATCCTAGAAATGTGTCTGTGTTTTTGGTGTTGAGGATCGTGGTAATTGCATCCGACATTACTGCAACATTAGTAACAAGCGCGTCACGAACTAAACGGATACGGATGCGAAGCTGTGGCACTGTGGTGGTTGCAAAGATCCCATACAAAGCAACAGGATCTCCACCAATGTCTGCTGCAGACACATCTAGGGTTGCGTCTGGCTCCACAGTAATATTGTGGCGGTACCTCGTCATTGTGCGCAGAGTAGTTTGGTACTCAATTGACGCGGGCATCAACTGTTTTCCAGAAGCATCTCCAGGCACATGAGAGTAGTAGGAGGTCCAGTGAATCGTGCACTTGGTCTTGTTTGCAGGCATGATCTCAAACTCGATCGACCTGCACCGATGCTTGTTGGTCGAGACATTCGATGTGCCTGCCCAATCGCTGCCGTAGGTGCCGCCCATGTACGGGACTACGCCTGCGGTTTGCATTGCAGATAGATCAGCACCGTTGAAATCGATCAACTGTTCAATGCCTGTTGCGGTGACTGCCTTGGCAATGAGGTAGGACTCAATGATTTCGTGCTGTCCCCCGTAATCAGAGAGAGCAAGTTGCTGAGATTGTTTCCAACGAACAAAAGTGTTCGCGCCTGAGGCAGCGGTGAAATAGGAAGCGTTGCTCATTGCAGTGCTCGTTTCGCGTTCATGATGTTGCTCTGCTCTCGTAGATCAATGATGGACTTTGCGAAGCCGTAGCGACCGCCTGTGACCATGTTCGCGAGCCCCTCGACTCCAGACATAAACCCGCTTGCGAGTTTGTCGGCAGCGCGGACCGCAGTCACCGTGACATCTTCAGATCCACGCTCTAGCAGGGCTCCGAAGCGCTCCAGTGAACTCCTGCCCCCTCCAGATGGTTGGATGGCTTCGAGCCCCCTGCGGAACCCTCCTGGGGTCTCTGATGCCCCTGCATAGCGTGCGCTCATCTTCTGTGAGAACGCATCCTGCCGACCCGCGAATTGAGCCTGCATTCCCTCAGAGAACTTGTCGGTTCTGCTGACGGCTGCCGTGAACATTCCTGCCGCAATGCCGATGGCGGGACCAAGACCGCCTTCTGTGGCGGTGTCGATTGCGTTGAGCCTGCCACCGAAGCCAAGACGAGAAGAGCGGAGCATCTTCATGCGCTGTGCATTGCGTCGGGTGATGCCTGCATTCATCTCGTCAACCCCTGCATAGAAGTTCGACATTGTCTCTCTGCTTGCTCCACCAGTCTGCTTGAAGGTAACTCCACGACCCTGCCCGTAGCGTCGGGACCCTGTGCGCGGACCCGCTTCAAAGAAACGAGACGCGCCTGCCCTGAGAGCTTCGCGCTGCTGTTGCTGCTGCTGTTGGCGCAATGCTTGAAAGCCTGCAGCCCCACTGGTGCCGAGCGCAGCGCCAAATCCTTGCGCCAGTCCTGCAGACATTCCCATAGCGTGCGGGTTGATGCCACCGCCACCGATGAGCCCACCCGCGCCAGCGGGGAACCCGCGAGAGCCTGCACTGCCACCGCGAATTCCCTTTAAGCGCGTGTTCACATCGCGGACACCCTTGGCGATGCCAGAGGTATCGAGGACTGCGGGGATGACGAGTGGTGATACTTTTTTTGCCATCAGAGTTTCTCTGGCTTGTTTAACTCTGCTTGCACCGCTTTCGCGATGTAATCAGGCAAAGTTTGCCATGCTGGTTGCGTTGATTTCTGGACGAAGTTAGTGCTGTAAATCCTTGCACCGCTACCGACGCGCAGACCTTTGCGCCAATTCTTTCCCGTCTTGTCTGTTGGCCTCCCCTTTGGGTACGGGGTCCAACCAGTTTCGTACCAACGGGCGAGGTGCGCGATGAAGAAATTGCGCGTGCCCCATGACTTGCCTGCCGCCACACCGACACCGACCCACAAACCCCTGCCGCGCTTCAAGCGCACGATCTTGTGCACGATCGACCTACGGATTGACGCACTGTCAAAGCCGACGGTAGAGAGGTTAGAGCGGATCGACGCTTTCACCTCCTCTGCCCAGAGGACCATGCCTCTGCGTCCACCCTTGAGAATCACCTTGCGAGGAATCTCACTGAGTTCGCGCTGCAGTTTGGAGATTGATGCGGGATCGACTTTCCACGAGACGGTCATGAATGTCATCCATATCTATCTCATCGGACTTCAACTGAAGCGCGAAGAGACAGCACTGCTGGTCGAGCGGTAGTGCAGTGATATCCCGAACAGCGAGTAGCACTCGTAGCGCTGTGGGGTCAATGTTTTCCTTCACCGTAGAGCTTCTCGATGTGCTCAGCGATTTCGTTGACAAGCGAGACATCACAGGTGAGCACCTCCTCAAGAGAAGAGAAGACGGGCAGTGTTGATTGATGCAAATGCTGCCAGACCAGCCACGCGCTGAAATGGTCTGGGCACTTTTTCGAGAACTCGATGGCCGCGATAAAATCGAGTGTGCTGGGCCTGCGCAAGCACAGAGAAATCCCGCGCACATCCACAATGTGATCCTTCAGCAGGAACATTGACCGAACATCAACTGGTGCTTTCTTCAGGCTCATGCTGGTTCAGATCCGCCCTTGACTGCAACATTGGTATCAAAAGTCACAGCGCCATCGCACACAAGCGTGAACGATGCGCGTGAAACATCACCCGACACAATCGACGCATCAAAGCCCGTCACATAGGCCGTTCCCGTGATGGTGTCACCCGAAACAAATGTGACAGTAAACGCTCGCGGAACTTCAGCATCAGCAAGGTTGGTGAGTAGTGTCACATGGGATGTGCAATCAATGAATACATCAAGCGTCAGCGCTGTCGACAACAAGCCAGGGGCTGAATAGGTGTTGTAGGATCCAATGTATGTGACATCGATCACGGGTCGCTGTGAAGAGATCGCGCACGATCCCACGGCAGCGTGAGTAACTGAGTTGTAAGTGAACGATGCAACCGATGAAGTAGAAGCCATGGCTGGAGCCTTTATGCTTGGTAGTAAATTTGAGCGGTCGTGGTGCAGATGAACGGGTTGGTTTCTTCGCCATCGCCGCTTGTTGGTTCGTCGAGAATGCTGGCGACTTGCGCGACCCCTTGAAACACGATCGAGTCGAATGTTCCAGTGGCGACAGCAGTCACGACATCCGCAGAGATCGAGACCGCTTCAAGCGCAGACACCAACGAATAGACCTTGATGGTGAGCGTGCACTTGCGGAGCGGGTTGGAGCCCAGAGAGAGATCCTCGATGCTGTCCACTAAATAGGTCAAGCAGGGGAATGTCGCTGAGGTCTGGTTGCGTTGACCGTAGGTGATGTCAGCATCCGCGACGGTAGTCATTGTCTGCAGCATCACCTTTACTGCTGAGTAGATGCTCACTTGATGATCTCCTCAACGGTAAACACCAGTTCGCGGTTCTTCATGTGGCTATTCGTGATGCCTGTGATGTTGCCCGTGATTGTGTTGACACCATCAGTAAGCACCACATAGCAGCGCGAGCTCAGCGCGGCGATCGTTGATGTCCACCGAGTCTTGACCTCGTAGGAGCGGCTCTCTGCTGCTCCACCTGCGTAGTCCTGCTCAGCGGCTCCACTGTCATACACCGCGCATCGAAACGATGTAATGACCGTCTCAACATTTGTACGCTTACCAAGCGCGTCAACAGCGTCTCTGCGTCTCACAGAGCAATCCCACTTCATTGTGCCTGCACCGATCATGTGAGCGATCCTCGCACCTTGAGGGTGTCCAAGATGAACTTGGCGCTCATCGGCACCTCCTGCAGCGTGATTGGGCTGAGGGCCTCTGGGTTGTTGTACCAAGCACCAACGAACGCAATGATTGCGTGCTGCAAATCTGCGGGAAGGTCTGCATGGCCAGCGGTGTAGTTCAACAGGATTTGCGTGTTGTCATAAATCGAGGGGAACCCGCTGAAGATGACGAAAACGCTTGGCGGGTCACTTCGATCGAGGTAGTAATCAGTGGCAGGCATCGTGGTGAGCGTGTTTGCAGTGTCGTAGTACTGCACGCTTGTCAACGCTGCAAATGGTTGTTCATCGAAACGGGCGCGATCCCACAGAGTGAGATACTGGGTCTTGTTGCCGACCTGCATATTCACCCCTGTGTAGGAGGTGATGAATGACATCACTGCATCGCGAAGACGAAGCAGTTCTGCATCGTCTGTGGTGTACGCGATCTTCAGCGCGGTCTTGATTTGTTGCAGTGTGGGTATCGACATTTGGTCCTTGCAAAAGGGAGGGCGGTAGTTCCCCGCCGCCCTCCCCTGGAGAGAGAAAAGATGCCTTAGATCGTGGTGAACACGAACTTAGAAAGTTGAGGGATCTTTGCATCCATTCGGGAGGTCGTGTAGAGGATCGTTTCGCCTGTGCCTGCAGACGAGTACGGGTCAATGAGCATTTCGAGCATTGGGCGATCGAAGATTTCGTAGCCCTTGAAATCACCGAACACGATTGCGACATTGCCGTTGGTGGTCGTGGTCACAATGTCTGGATCGGTGTAGACAGGGCGGCCCATTAGGGTTCCGTTGAGTCCAAGGTTCAAACCACCAGTGTCATCAGACAGTCGCCAGATGT